TACTGATCACAGTACCGTGAACGTCCAAATCAATTTTTATGAATACCTGTTGGCTAAGATCAACACACGAGTTTTCCTAGAAGACATATCAAAAAAATTTGGTAAAGATTTTATGGGAAGCTATTATTATTCTGGAGTAAAGTATGTCAGTAAGTGAAATGAAACAAAAACTAAATAAGCTAGAAGAGCTTAAATTTGAATTAGAACTATTAGTAAGTTCTGTTAATGATAAAACTCGCGAAATTAAATACCTTGATACACCAAGCAATATTTACATTGATATTGAAAGTAAAGCCGAAGCTAATGGCGTTGATGTATCTTATGAGGTGGATCAAGTTCGTCAGGCAGTAAATACACTTGAATCTGCTGTATACGAGTTAGTAACACCTTTTGAAGATAAACTTAGAGATATCGAAATTGAGCATGATGATCTTGAATGTGACATATATGAGGAGGTACATTGCTAATGGGAATGACTAGTTTTTATACAGGCTCATTAAGGTATTCACCTTGTGGTCGTAAGCGTAAAAATCACGCAGCTAATCGTGTTAAGAAGAAGCCAACCGTTTTCAAAACTAAATCTTTACAAGATAGTCAATTGGAAAAAATGCGAAATCAGCAGGCTAATCAATATAAGTCTCTTATGGAAGAGGCTATAAAAGATGGTACCTTTAGTAAAATGGGTACTAGTGGTTGCACTAAAAAAGAACCAATGCAGTATACTGGCACCTTAGTAAAAGGTATTGCCACTATGCATAAATCAAATGCTGTTCCAGTAATCAATCAACAAGAAGCAATTGACATTGCCAATATGAGGAGAAACTAATATTATGAATACACTGTTTGGAATTTTATTATTAATCCTTATGGCATGGTTTGCTTACGTAAGCAGTCATATGGTTAGTGAAAAGAAAGCAGGTAAGCATATTCCTCTACTTTGGGAAAAGGGCGGTCTTTTTAATAGAGTTAATAGAAAGATCTTTGATAAGTCCGATATTGTATATCGTGATGGTGATAATACATAAAAAAAGTGAAAAAAAGTGAAAATAATCCTTTACTTTTGCTTAAAAATGGTTTATAATATACATATATTCAATAATAAAATAAGGAGTTAATTATGGATAGATTGAAAATGATAAAAGCCGCGGCTGAAAAAGCTAAGGCTAAACGTCAAGAAGAAGCCGACTTTCAAATGGCTATTAAGAATTTAGATCAGCGTAAAGCTGAAAAGGCAGCAGAAATGAAGCTGCACAAGAAGCTAACTGCTTCTGTTAAAAAGGCTGGTAAATCAATGCCTGGGTCTTTGGACTTTAATCGTCCTGAAAACATGTATTATTCTGAAAAGGATACTGCACGTTACTTGGAGGGTACTTCCTATATGGATGCCTATAATGCTAACCGTTCAGCTGATGGAGACTACTAATGAGTGAAAATAAAATAATGACTGCATTCACAGCATCTGCTGGTGATATGCTTGAAGTTGAAACTATTCGTAAAACTGTTAAGTTGATCAATAAAGAAAATAAGAGGTTGGAAGAGCGTTTGCTCTATGGGAGTCCTGACAGCAACGTTAGGTACCCTAGGTATAGAGTTAAGCTTCAAGGCCGTGGTCCTAGGACTATTCATGCCGTTGCTGATGGTCTTCGTCCCAGAGCTTATGATCAGTCACTACCTCTTCGACATGCTGAGCGTGTTGATGTTTATGTTTACCAGTACGCATGAGATTATTAAAAGAAAATTATGGTGATGTTCGTATCTTTCAAACCAGACCTTTTGGCTATCGTAGATACCATGTTGTTTGGAATGATGGAAGAGAAACAATGTATTCCGGATTATGGTATAGTTATGCCAAGGTTAAAAAAATTGTGGAGGCAGAATTAAATGACACAGTATGATGAAACAGTCGAAAGACAAAGGCTTCTATTAGAAGCTGAAGAATGGTCTAAAGGAGTTAGTTCTTTACATACACACAGGACTGCATCTATGTGGTATGAAACAGATTTATCTGCTATGACTGACTTTGATAATGGTCATGTGACTGATGTACAATACAATTCTGGAGTTATTGAAAGAACACAGAATGGAGAAGTCATACGTTTGTTTGGAACACCAAAAACTGGTGATGAATTAATTGGTGCTTATACTAGGAGCCAACAGAGATGATGGTTGATAGAAAAATAATCACAGCTGAAAAATTGTTATCGACATATATGCAAGACAATTTAAAAGCAGAAACATTCGTAGATGAGAATGGAAATTTTGGAGCTAGATTTTTTAAAGATAATGTCTGGCTTGCTGATGAACTATATAAAGGACATAGTGAACAGTATGCAGAAAACGCAGCTGAAAACTTTGTTATAGGAGTTAAAAGTCTTTATATACGTTCTTAATTTTAGCTCCCTGCCGAGGACTATTAACTCCTTATCACAATACCTCGGTGGGGAGCGCTTTATAAGGAGAAAGCATGGCTAAACAACGTAGATTGAAAAATGCTGATGAAGCATTTATGGGACCAAAGCCTAGTTATGGTCCACACAATCCTATCCCAGAGAAAGAAGAGGATAGGCAAAGAGAATATCGTAGAGCAACTCATTGGTTCTATTATTTTGAAAATAAAAAGAAATCAGCTGAGACTGTAGTTACCTACTGTAAAAGAGTACTTAAGTTTAATAAGAAGCAAATTGCTAACCTTAAAAAGTTACCTGATTACAAATTTCGTATGGGTACATACCAACATATTGAAATGATCAATAATGGTTGGGAAGGATATCCTCTTAATGAAGAACGCTTAGACTATATTCACAATAAACTATATGAATGCGAAAAGCAAGGTAAGCTTATTGTCAAGGAAGAAGATAAAAAGCCTAAGCCTGTAGTTATACCACCAATTGAAAGAACTCGTAGAAAAGTTATGGATACGATCCATGCTGAATTCGATACTATGGTAGTTGATAAATGGATGGATGGTGAATTTGATCCTAAAGTAGTAGTATTTCCAACGTACGGCTTATTACAACTACATAAGATTAAAGGTGCTGGTATAAAAATGTTTGAAGAAAAAGTAAGATTCGAATATGATTTAGTATCAGATGCTTATCATAAAAGGTGTGATCAAGCAATAGAAGCCTATTCTCATATCAAAAAAGGTAATCTTAAAAAGATGCTTACAGTTATGGAAAAAATATTTGACGATATTGATAGGCTAAGAGCTAATACAAAGGTAACAAAAATACCTAGGGCTAAGAAGCCTAAGGCCTCTGATAAGCAGGTTGAAAAGCTTAACTATAAAGTCCAAGATGATGAGGCTAAATTAGTTTCAATTAATCCTATTATGATTCCTGGTAAGAATAAACTCTTTGTATATAATACCAAGCAAAGAGTTATAGCAGTTTATAGTAATGATTCTGCAGCAGGATTCGAAGTAAAAGGTTCAACAGTACATAATTGGGATGAAAAGTTTTCCATGAGTACTACATTGAGAAAGCCAGATGATGTGCTACCTCAGATACTAACTAAGACTGAGAAGCAAATAGACAAGGTTTTATCAAGTCTTACTACCAAGGTTAAAAAACCTACGGGTAGAATAAACAAAGATTGTATTCTATTAAGAGTACTTTAATATGCATGGAAGAATTAGATCATAAAATAATGACCAAGAAAAGGTTTACCAAAGCGGTAGAAGCCTGTGTTATAAAGAATAATATGACTTATATTGATGCTATGACATACATTATAGAACAAAGAGGTATGGACTATAGGCAAATTAAAAAGCTTATGTCACCAGCTCTTAAGTCTAAATTGGAAGTCGAAGCAGAAGGTTTAAATCTTATTCGAGGTTCAAAGAAAAATACATTACCATTATAGGAGGCAACTTTGGTCGATCCATTTGAATCGTATAAACTATATCAAGCTTTAAAGCTACACTTTGAAGGTAGTTATGATGCTATTAAATATAATTTTAAGACCAACGCTTCACCTAATTCTTTTTTTAAACGTAAGGATAAATACTTCTTTGCTAAATTGGCAAAGAACCAAAAGGATTTAAGGAATTACTATGTGTTTAACTTTATCGAGGATGTAAAGTATATTGCTGACATGGACGATAAACATTATACAAAACATAGAAAGATTCATGATTCTTTAACAAGAACATTTCAAGCTGATATAAATAAGTTATCAGCGGAACACGCTTTTGACGAGCTACTGACTGCAAGGGATAACCAAGCACCATTAATCGTCGAGAAATGGATGCATGAAGAAATAACATTGGAAACATTAGTTATTCTAAATGCATTAACTAACTTTGTAAATTTGGAAGGAAAGAAAATAACAGAGACTATTCTTTGGCCTGATCTTTCTAGAAAGATTACAAAGTATGAACCGTTCGTAATTTTCGATCGGGAGAAATATATTGATATCACTAAAAAAGCCTTTACATTGGCTTAATTATGTGTTATAATATATACTATTATATTATGAGTAAAGTGGATAATTCAGTAAATACAACGCAATACGGAGAAATACAATGTCATTTGCAAATTTAAAGAGTTCACGAGGCTCGTCTATCGACCAACTCGTAAAGGCTGCGGAAGCAGTATCAACTAAAACAGAAACGAAATCATATGCGGATGATCGCTTCTGGAAACCCACACAAGATAAAGCTGGTAATGGTTATGCCGTTATCCGTTTCTTACCTGCGAAAGAGGGTGAGGATTTACCTTGGGTGCGATATTGGGATCATGGGTTCAAAGGACCTACTGGTTTATGGTATATCGAAAACAGCTTAACTTCAATTGGACAGCCAGATCCAGTTAGTGAATCAAATGGTTTACTTTGGAACTCTGGAAGAGAAGAAGATAAGCAAACCGCTAGGGATAGGAAAAGACGTTTACATTATGTGTCTAACATTATGGTGGTCTCGGATTCCGCTAATCCTGAAGCTGAAGGTAAAGTATACCTTTACAAATTTGGTAAAAAAATCTTTGATAAGATTATGGACCAAATGCAGCCTCAGTTTGCTGATGAAGAACCAGTGAATCCTTTCGATTTTTGGGAAGGTGCTGACTTTAAGATCAAAATCAGAAAGGTCGAAGGTTGGACAAACTATGATAAGTCTGAATTTGCTGCTCCAGCCGCTGTAGCCAGTGGTGATGAAGAAGCTTTGGAAGGTATATACAATAAACTATATTCACTTTCAGAATTCACTAATCCTGAACACTATAAAACTTATGCTGAACTCAAGGCTAAGTTAAATAGAGTACTAGGCGTAGATGCAGGAGCTACAATGGCCCCTGAAGATATGCAGTACGCACCTGCTCCTTCTGAAAAGGTAGCAGAACCTGAGCCAGTTGCTACAAGCGAGGGAAATGAGGATGATACCTTATCTTACTTTGCTAAACTAGCACAGGATAACTAAGTCGTAGGA